TATAATGACTTTCAAGCCTAACATAGCTAGCGATCAATTCTCTGGGGTATCTTTTATATATTAAAGAAATTGTTCGAGAATCGTTCTTAGTCGTTGCCTTGCAGCCAACGCTGTCCAAGACCACCTTGTTAAAAGCGCGTTGTTCACACACTCCAAGGGATTTCTGTCCTTACTATCTATTCAGGACGGATGTTTTTGTTTAAGCTGTTGAATCAGCTCTTCGTCTAAACGATGATGTCTAACATGACAATCATGGTTTTGGCGGCATCCGTTACTATTAAGTACGATGAGATTACGATTGGGTGTCTATCTTTTATGAAATTACTTCCACATCAGATCCAGATGAATCATCTTCTTCCTTAATTTAAACGGTGGGAAAATTATCTACTTCAGTTGGGTTGATAATTTATACCGGATGCAAACTTTTACTAGCACTACGAGTTTTTGATCTCTTTGGTTTTTCAGGTTCGTGATGATCCGAATCTTCTTACGGTTCATCCTTCACTTTAGTCTTGTCCTTCTTCTTACCACTCTTTTTAGGTGGAGGCGATGAGGGCCAGACATTATCCATAGGGATCAATCTATCATATGCTTGACATCTTAACTATTCTTATTACAATAAGAAGATAAGCGGTATAGTTGAAGGAACCGACATTTATCTCGTCTAATTGTTGACAGTTTATAATGCTTATTAACACATATCAAGAGTTGCTAAATAATTTGTCTTGACACAGAATTAAGGTGGAATTTCGGGTTCTTTATCTTTGTCATCTAAGAATCCGAGGAACGGCAGAACTTTTGCTGCCATTCCCGCTACCACATCTTTGTTTTCCCATGCTTTACTTGCCATCCATTTGGCACCTTCCCACAATGAACTAGGAGCTCGTTTTGCAATCACTTCAGGGTTCTATTGAACACCAGCTAACATACCCGGTAATGGGGATTTCTTGTTTTGCGACGTTCTGAACAAGTTATTTGCTATTGAGTCCTAAGGCTTCTACCAGAAAACACCATTTCCTTTGATGTTTGTCTGAAGCTCATATTTCATTGGTTCTCCAGTTGTTATATTCTTTGCTACATCAAGAAGAATGACATAATTGACCAGCTCTCCTACGAAAGCTTAATCATGTAATCCTTGACCTGATGATGAACCTATTAGACCTTAAACGGATTCATACACAATATTATGATTCACCACTCCACTCTTAAGATGGAATTGTGGTTTCATGATGTCAATACCTCCAGCTATCTCAATTAATTATCTTAGAGACAGACCCTATAAAGTAGTAGGGGGTAGTAGAGGATCGACATCAGGAATTGAACCAAACTGCATAGTACCTTTGTAATAAGATCCGACAAGATTTGCTGCTGGTGCGATTATATTCATTTCCGCTTCAGCTGCCCAACAAAAGCCTCCTGCGGCAAATGTTGACATGTCTGATCCATATATTTCTTACATGGTTCTTCCAGTTGATAGTCTTTAAAAAGTTTTACGATTGAAGAATGCTTGGTCAAGATCCGCTGCGTCAGCTACGGCTATGGCCATGCCACCTAATCGCTCACTGATAGGAATATTTAAAGTGTCCCCATCTCCTGCAAAGGCGGTCATTGACGTCGACCACATTATGATCGTATATGCTCTCTGCCCTAACGGTTCCATAACATATCCAGCTTAACCTGCGGTTATTCTAGTGGCACTGTCTATGGAATTAGAAACCGAAAATGTATTAGTAGGCAAGTTTGAGACATTCATACCAGCAACATATGGCGTATTAAATCTACCAGGATGCTATTTGGCAACTAACATTTCGTCCCATGCAGTCATAGTTTCTGGGCCGTTCCTCTATACCAATGTTCCTTGTGCGCCATATTTGGGCCGGTTTACTGGACCTGTTGGGAATCCCATGTTTGAAGGACCTTGTTTATGAGTATAAGGATCTCTTGAATGCAATTGTGCAGTGTTAGGTCTTCTAACATGTGCTAATTGATTTTCCTCTTTTCTCACTTCTTTTTTCGCTTCTCTTTTAGCAACTTTCATTACTTTTTTAGCGAGTGGTCCTTTATTTTTATTGTTCCTAGCCATTTTATTTTACAATGAATTTTTGATTCAGTTTTTGATTTTGATCTTTATCTTGATTTATATCTGAACTGATATCTCTGGAGACTCCTGTATACAACTTATTATACTGGCATAAACTAATCAAATCATTCATACCAACATCCATCTTAGCGTTGATACTTGGTTCAATTTTATACGATTATGAAGCTTATCTAAATCTAGTATAGCTAGATCTTTACAATAAATGCTTAATTTAAATCTCCGACATGTTTGGCATAGGTAATCTATCTCTTTATACACGAATGATATCACAAATCAAATGAGAGAGTTCTTCTGACTCAATCCCATCTAATATGGCTTGTCTATGAAACCATGGATACATCAACATGTGCAAATTTGATCCTGTAAAGTATTGTTTCTTTGACATGATCTTCGATAAATCTCTGCATAAATACCAACCATCCAATGTTCCATCTGAGAAAGACCATTTGGATAGAAAGTCTAATTCCCAATAACGGCCAGAATGCACTACTTTAACTTTTTGACCCAATCCAACTTCATTTGGAGTTCCATCCTTATTTAACCTTTCAGAAGAATCTGTAGTTAACCTACGAATAGTACTTTTCAAAATTTAAGTCACATTAGGAGCACAAAAAACAACACCATCATCTCCTGCAGCTATGGCAAAGACTTAATCACACAACCATGGTGCGATGCAATTGCCAGTAGAATTTCTAATTCCTGCTTCAGAGATATAGTACCAAAGATAACACAATGTTCTCAAAGTATTACCTAATGTTGTTTTGGTTGAATGACCTGAGAAAGTTGTACCTGATAATTCTATGTAGAACCAATGTTGTTCTGGTTCTGGATACTATTTAATAGATCCTTTAACATCTTTGTGGAATTATTACACGATACGTTATGGCCAAGGAGGTGATTTTACGTTTGGTAAATGGAAAAACACAATATTTTTCATTTACATTACACCTTTCATCATTGTCTTAGTCATTTCTTTCACAGTATTAGTTGGAGTAGCTTTAGTAGCCAAAGCATTATAATTGAATTATATAATCTTCTCGATTAATGGTTCAATTAATTTCCAAAATTTGTCATCAACTCTGCTCATCAAACAGTCATATTATGATGAATCAAAGCCACTGCCATCTATACAAATGGCATCCCAAGTATCCTGAATTTTAGGTTTGACATAGTCCACAACTTATTGGCCAGTCATTGAATGTATAAAACCAGGTATTATCTATTTTAACAAAGGAAAGAGTTGATATTACAATGCTTACATAGGTCCTGAAGCTCCTGGATTTGGGTTCATTATCATTCGGCATCGCTCACTTACATTTTGTAGATAACCTTATTTGTCAACATAAGCTTTTCCTTCTTCATAACTATACACTTCTCCTTTTTTGACCATACCGATAAAACTAGTGAGGTAATCTACGTATTTGTTATCGTAGAACATTCTTACTATGTTTTCAGTGTAAAGAGAAATTTTAGCATTTGACCACTAGCTAAGTTTACTAGAGGGATAGTCCATTAGATATTTAAACTAATAGTCCGTCATTGCTAGATCAAGTTATTAAGATACATATTGGGAGAAAAATGCTGTAGTCATCACATCAAACTTTTCAAGGTGTTTATTATTTGGTGTTTGAAGTGAACCAGTATGTCTTTAAACAGCAACCATCAAAGAAGAAACGGTAAGAGCATGGAATTCATATTCCTTAACTAGAGAGCCAACTTTATTCAAGATATGGCTTCCGCTCAATTACACTAGCTTTTTATCCTAGAATTCTTCAATAGGTATTAAAGCATCTGTTTTGCTCTTAGATTATTTTCTAATTTTCATAATACCATCGATTTCTGCCTTCTTAGCA